GTGCCCAGCACGGGGATAACTTAACGTTCCCCGCCGTAGAGTGACAAGTCACTCACCGGTACCCAACGGCGGCCATAGCCGCCTTCGGTCGTTGACGATCGACCCGATTCCCAGTCCGCGAGGATCTGGTTCGTCGGATCTTCAGTGAAGAACTGAAGAAGATTGCCAACACCTTCGACGCGTTCACGACGGGTCTGCTTCGGCCTAGGCTGAAACAGCCGCGTCTCCATTCTCTGCAGGTTCGAATTGTACCTTGTTCTATATTGGTACACGCCTTTAGAGAACGTTTGAACGCCCCATACTCCGTCTACCATGCCTACGACAGGCGCTTCTGCGCAAGCCGTAACTGCTCTTGTCAAGTAAGCTGCAGTCCGCCATAGCCCCTTCCGGTGGAAGAGGTTAGACGTGTCGACAGCTGAAATGATGGTAGAGGGTTTCGACGCATCTGGAAACTTCTTGACTTTCACTGGGGTCACATCGTAACCCCGGAAGGCGTCAACGCCACAAGACTCCCGGAAATTCTTCCCGGAGAAGGTCTTGAGCTCGTTGATTTCCAGATGACAGCTCTTAAATATGACTCTAAGAGCTGCGACCCAACTAACGGGAACAATCATATCGTCCCCGTATACTCGGACCTCCGACGCGAGAGTGCGCCAACGATGCGGAGCAACGCCTAGGGTTTCACAACCCGCAGCAATCGCAAGCATCGTGAAGACAACACTCTGAATCGGAAAAGTAAGTGCGGATCCCATAGTTGCGAACTTACGCAACTTGATCAGGGAGTCATACTTTTTGTCTAGTGTGTTTCGCATATATCTAGTTCGCGAAGCCACAAAAGCACCAACTAGTTCAGGATTCGTCCTGAACAGACGCTGGACAAGCCAACAGGATAACCTGTCGGATGCTGACTTTAGATCGATGGTGGCCTTCTGGCCATCACGGGACGCCTCTAACGCGGAGTAACCCGAAGCTGCTTGATTCCGAAAATCTATGCAGCCACACAAGCCGTAGGAGCGCTTGCCCCTGCGGGAGTACCCCCGATCCGCTCGGATCTTGTCGGCCATCCAGCCGGCAAGCCCTTGCTGTACCCATTGGTGGCAAGTGGGTTCCGCGGCGATGAGCCGCGGTCCCTTTGCCGTCTTAGGTACATCGATTAGTCGGCTCGCTTCTTCAGCGAAGACGACTTCGGAATCGAGATCGGCCAGTAAGGAGGGGTTGGCCATGCCAACTCTATCATACTGGAATTGCGTTTCGAGTCTAGGGCTCCAGGCGGCGAAAGTGTACTTATACTCTCGACCGCGGCGGAACCCCGCCGTAGCACCAGGTCCATGTCTGAACGTGAGGGCTTCTCGGTCGAAACCGGAGAAGACTTCACTGACGACACAGTCAGCAACTCGCTGGCAAGTGTCGAGCAGATGAACGTCGGGAGAGTCGGCTGTTCGAGAGAACAGCGTTCGACAATCCGATGAATCGAGGCTCCGGTCATCAAGATGACCAAGAGCACTACGACTGAGATCAGTGCCATCGTTATCCCATAGGGATTCGGTGGGCGGTAGGATCCGTTCGACATCGAAAAACTCCTTGGTGACAGAATAAAGTCGCTCAGGAGCGGCCGCCACTTCGTACTTATGTCCGACGTATAGTAGTTGTCGGAGTATGAGCACGAAGGTCGGATCGACGTCCTGCCTCAGAACACCTTCAGAAGAGAAGAGCTTCAACCATATTCCCTGGAATAGTCTTGGGATTGTGGTTCTCGTGTTGACCCGCCCCGCGAGGGGCAATGCCAACAAGGGTAGGAAGCCATCATCGAGGGCTCTATCGAGAGCCCTACCGATAGTGGGGAGTTCCATCAAATATACCGATGGTCCTCGCTTCTCAACTAGGGACATGAGCGAAATAAGATCTCGCTGACATCCCACTCGAAGAAGTGGGTCTATATCGCAGGCATCCGCAAGGACGCCTTCGATCGTCTTGTAGAACTGGTCAACGTAGCTTTTAGACAATGGGATCTCCTGTTGTCCTACGGCTTCGGTGACAATCCTGTGGAACCCGGATCGGCTAGAAGGCCGATTAAGATTGCCAGGTCAGAACGTCCGACTGGACCGTGGAACTATCGAGATAGTCCACAAAACCGGCTACGAAGTAGCCGAGGGTCGTCAGATCGTCGTTCTCGGGAACACGGAGCACAATATATGCAGTGCGAACCGTGTCCTTGGCGCCACTTGTGCCAAAGATGGTGTGAACCAGTTCGACGTTGTGTCGATCAAGTTTAGTGCCATCAGCGGCAGGGGACTCCTTGGCGTGTCGGATCTTCGCGCGGAAACTATCAATTGCCGTGCGAAGGAAGTACTCCGACCCGTAGTTGTCCTGATTGATGCGATTCAGCACTTTGTTAACAGCGTTAACAGAGACTGTGAGAGTCGCGCCGAAGCTCATGATGCAGTTCTTTCTGGCTAATCGCCTTTGAGCCCAGAATGGCTCAGCGATATACTAGCCAGATTGAGCAGTTGCTTTGTCCCGATCAACGGGGTAGAGTAGGCTGAGAGACCAATACCTGCAGAGACTCGACGACGTTTGGTTTCCCGAACTGTCGTAGCAGGTACCACGGAAAAGTAAGCTGGCTTAGCAGTGATGCTATGCCGTTGCTCGGTCCGCGTGTGTTCCATTATACAAATGGACTCACAATGGCCGCCAACAGAGTTCCTCGTAGCGTAGAGGAAATCGCCGATATTGAAGAAATAGTCGGCGAACCAACTCCAAGGTACCAACTCCCAGGCATCTGCCGGGGAGAGATTCCAGCCGTGCACGGCAAGCCGCGCACGACGAGCTAGCTCTGTAGCGTCCGGTACAGCATTTAGTTCTGCCACGTCGGGTTTCCAACGTGTAGAGACCCACTGCTTCCTTTTGGTCGTAGTGGAGTTATATGCTTGTACCGTGCCCTCTGTCGAATGGATCGTCAGAGTCCCAGAAAGGGATGACGCGATATCCGTTCTAGCACGTTTCTTTGTGCTACGCTTCAAACCTCCCTTGCTATGGAGCGAAGTAAGCTCCTTAACTCGGTTGTTGACATGTTCTTGGAATTTGATCATGTCGATGAGGTCTTTAAATAGTGGCTCCCATCCGAAGTTGAACTCAACTACGGAACCGCCGGGACGTTTTCGGCGGCGGGGATGAAACCCGTCAACGGATTGACGGAGGCCACTCTCAAACAGACGGAACGGCAAGGTTGCCAGTTCCCCAAGGAACACAGGTAGCGAAGGTATCGCCCTACTGGGGTTATGCTTAGCTACTGCGTCCGTGGACACTATTGTGTCGTTTGGAAGCGTCGGGAGGCTTAAATGCGCAGGGAATTGCTGTGACCCCGTAGCGTAATCGCTAAAGGTGTAAATGCCACCAGGACGGTGGCCACTCACAGACCCCTTTGCATATCGAAGGGTGCGCTCGATAGTCAGAGCGTTATCATTCGGGTAATTTCCAACTGTATCCGTACAAGTGGATATATCCGAAGCCAGCGAATCGTACGCCGTGGTTCCATTGAAGTCATTATAACGACTTCCCACGGCGGCCGCAAACGACTGGCTACGGACCCGAACTACCATCGATAAACCTATGGTCTCATTTAAGGATGCGAGATTGCACGAACTCATGTTCAGGGACGGCCTTCGGGCC